TGGGGATATGGCATCGCAAGAAGCAACGACCACATCGGCGAACACGTCGACAGTCCGCGCGGCTGGCGAGGCTCCTGGTAGGAGGAGCCAAGCCATACGCGTGATCCTGCCAAAGGATTACGCAAGCTTGCTACGACTATTTGGTTCTTGTAGAAAGACAGGTAGGAGGCCCCACCTTCCTGACAAGATTCCAAATAGTCTCCTGGCTGCAGTAGGCCAGGAGTTAGCAAAATCGGTGAAAGACAAAGAGAGATCTTCGCGACAGTGGATCGCACTTCGGGGAGCGTTAACGCTCGCGCTTCCCACTACCCATCGAGGTCTGGCGATCAAAGATCGTCAGGGCAGCCCCCACCACTCTGCTGAAGCAGCATGGAGGGGGCTTGTCACTCTGGGAGAATGGTTTGTCCTCACACAGGCGCACCAAGGTGCGAACAGTGTGGGCAAAGCAATCAAACAGTGGGCCACTGAAGCGCAAGCGTACGCCGCGTACGCTCCCGAACGGCAGCAGAAGGTTGGTTTTGCACCGCGTCTCTATGACCCGGGCATGAACCAAGGCTTCATCAGGGGCTGTCTGGTGTCCGAATGGACACGAGACAGTGCATGGAAGTTCGCAAGTGTTGGTAGAGCCATCCCCTCAAACGGCACGGACGTTGCCGAAAAGCTTGAGCGGGCGGAACTACTAGAATGGTGCAATCGCCTAGGCAATGCCCCAGACCACGAGGAACAACAACGCATCGACGAGATCATCCCCGCGCTAAGGAGCTTCTCAAAGAAGTTCATCAGCAAGTTGATGTCTCGCCATCCTAAAGGCGTTCACGATGGTCACCCGGAGGTGGAAACCAGCGTGACAACCGGTCGGATGGGCCGCGATCATCACACTCATTACGAGTGGGATGATGGCAGCCTCGCCCCAGTGAAGCTCAACACCTCAGCCTGCCTTGAAGTGTCGAGATCTAAGGGAGGCGCATACGCATACTTCTCGCAGAAGTGCAGAGAGGTACGGGGCCATAGGCCTCCGGAGCTGCCGGTCGAGAACGATTCCTTCCTCGCGAGTACGCAACTCGAAGAGAGAGGACTCGTTCTACCGACACTCGCTACGGAGTTCTACCGCAACCGACCTCAGGATGACCCAGACGAACGTCTGGTACCCATGTCTGCTCCGACAAGTGTGCGTGCTGGCATCCTGCCGCTCGTTGCTCGCGAGCTAGCAGAACAGGAGTACAGGGAGTGGGCAGTGACCAACAAGCCCCTTCCGATGCGTCCTGTCCTCATACCCGAAAGGGGGCAGAAAACCAGAATAGCGTCCATGTCACCGGCTATGTCGGTGGTCCTTGGTCAAAGGATCAATGGGTTGCTATTGCGCCTCCTAAAGAAATCACGAGTCCACAACTACTCACTACTGGGGGAAACTGGCGTTCCCCGCGGAGTGGAAGAAGGGGCCGAGGACTTTGTGCACGAGGAAGATTTTACTCTAACTAGTGCAGACCTCAGCGCCGCCTCCGATTACATACCCCACGACATCGCTCTCGCTGTCTGGGATGGAATCGTGGAGGCACTAGGAGACTCGATCCCCCCTCTCTACCATCACGTGGGCAGGAGCCTATTAGGGCCCATGTCCTGGGATGGTGGGAAGGAGGATAAGGACCTCGCGTTTGTCTCCAAACGCGGGATCCTCATGGGCCTGCCATTGACATGGCCCATCTTGTCAATCCTCAACCACTTCGCCGGATTCCGGGCGATCACACAAGTGCGATCGGAGTATCCCAAATTCCGGAGTAGTTACTGGGAACCGTTTGTTTCATGCGGAGACGACTTCGCTGCAGCGTGGACAAGTAAACACGAACGTGTCTACTTTGACACCATAGACAGACTAGGACTGAAGCTAAACACTCACAAGACGTTCTCAAGCAAGCGAACCCCCGATGGGGTCACCCGCTCGCTAAACGGTCTTGTGTTTGTAGAGCGTCTGTTCCTTGTCCGCAAACCTCCGGAGAAGTCGACCAGCAGGTGGTTAAGCCTGCTCGACGTCCCCCGAGATAAGCTTTCGGAAGAGGACCTCTCCTTTGTCAAGGGAGGGGAGCCTAAGCCGAATGTCTGGGTGGTCCACCGGCCAACTCTGTCCGCCATAGTGGCGGCAAAGCCAACCGGAGCAAATGCAGA